CCCCATCCAACATGGCTACGGTGGCCCCAGTTAAGGAAATAACATGTCTGAAGAAATGGTAGTGGAACAACCACAGAAATCTATGGCGTTTATGACAAAGCCATATTCTAATCAAGATCGTATTAAGAAAGACGAAGAAGAATTAGAGCAACTTATTGCACAACAAAAAGGTGAAGCACAGGAAGAATCTGTAGAAGAAGAACCTACAAGTGCAGAGGAAAAAAGTTTTAAAAAACGTTATGGTGATCTTCGTCGTCACATGCAGCAAAAAGAAAAAGATTGGGAAGATAAGTTTAAACAACTTGAAAGCCAACTAAAAGAAGTAACACGTAAGGAAATTAAACTTCCTAAGTCTGATCAAGACATTGAAACTTGGGCTGCACAATACCCTGATGTAGCAGCTATAGTTGAAACAATTGCAATTAAAAAAGCTCGTGAACAAAGTGCTGGACTAGAGGATCGTGTAAAAGAAATTGATGAGCTTAGAGCTACAGCTTCCAGAGAAAAAGCAGAAGTAGAATTAATGAAGGCTCACCCAGACTTTGGTGAAATTCGTGAAAGTGATGATTTCCATGAATGGGCAGAAGAACAACCAAAGTGGGTTCAAGATGCTCTTTATGAAAATGATAGTGATGCTCGTTCTGCTGCACGTGCAATTGATTTATATAAAGCAGATCGTAATATTAAACCTAAAAAATCTGCAAATGAAAAAGATGCAGCCCGTTCTGTAGGTAGTCGTAACAGTAGAAGTCAACCTGATACAGACTCAGAAGGAATGGTATATAAAGAAAGTGTCGTAAATAAAATGACCGCAGCACAATATGAAAAAGCAGCCGACGATATTATGGAAGCTATTCGTACTGGTAAATTTATTTATGATATGTCGGGTTCTGCCCGATAAAAAGAGTTGACATATAAGTTAATTATGATATAACTATATGTATACTATAAAAAGTGTAGCCCCTTCATAGGTTTACCTACACTTTTTGTAACTTTAGCAAACAACAAGTACTTTCGGACTCACCTAATCCCTCGTGGCCCATAAGGTGTAATGTAGGCCAACATTACGTTTTATGCACCCTAGTACATTAGCCTCTAGTAAGTAAAGTTAGTTTTGCATCTGTGTGCTCATAATGCTATAAGGAGAATATCAATGGCATTTTCAACAGCGTCAGGTTACGGCAACCTGCCTAATGGCAATTTTAGTCCCGTAATCTATTCCAAACAGGTGCAACTTGCATTCCGCAAAGCATCTGTTGTTGAAGCAATTACTAACTCTGATTATTTCGGAGAGATTGCAAACATGGGCGATAGTGTCAAAATCATTAAAGAACCTGAGATTACAGTGAAGGCGTACTCACGTGGTACGACGATCACTCCACAGGATCTTGATGACGAAGACTTTTCATTGACCATTGACAAAGCTAACTACTTTGCCTTTAAGGTTGATGATATTGAGGAAGCTCACTCACACGTGAATTTCCAATCTATCGCATCTGATCGTGCAGCCTATCGTTTGGCTGACCAATTTGACCAAGACGTTCTTGGATATATTTCTGGCTTTACACAGTCAGCAATTCATGGACGTGCCAATACAGCTAACACAACCGTAAATGGTTCTAAGGCTGTAACGACTGCTGGTTCTGATGAACTACTTGCTAACATGAAGTTGGATGCGTCCGACTTTAATGCTGGTACTGGTGGTAATTCTATCGTTGTCAAGCCTCGTACAGGTGCAGACACGTTAAACACCACTGCAGCTAATGCGACACCAATGCAAGTTATTGCACGTATGTCACGTAAGCTGGATCAGCAAAATGTTGACACGTCAGGTCGTTGGCTCGTAATTGACCCTGTGTTTGCTGAACTTCTAAAAGATGAAGACTCACGTCTTTTGAACTCAGACTTCGGTGGATCAGGACTTCAAAACGGCTTGATCATCAATAACATTCACGGCTTTAAAGTCTTTATGTCTAACAACCTTCCTGAAGTAGGTGACGGTCCAACTTCAACTACATCTTCAGGTTCTACTCACTACGGTGTATTGGTTGCTGGTCATTCGTCTGCTGCTGCAACTGCAGAACAGATTAACAAGACTGAAACATACCGTGATCCAGATTCATTCGCTGACATTGTTCGGGGTATGCATCTATACGGTCGTAAGATCCTTCGTCCAGAAGCTCTGGTCAATGCGATCTATACGTCAGGTCTATAAGGGAGGAATGAGATATGGCACTTGGTGATAATACTCTAGCTTCCGCACGTGGTAATTCACAACGTGGACGCAACCCTTATATGGTTCAAACTACATTGAACTGGGCTACAGCTTTGTCAGACAAAGGTGGTGCTCTTGCAGCAACCGATATTGTTCCTGTCATTGCTGTACCAAAAGGTACAATGATTTTGAATGCAGGTATTGAAGTAGTTACGGCTACTGATGGTTCAACTTTTACTGTTAATCTTGGCACAGGAGTTGACCCTGACGTATTTGCTGCTACTTTTGATGCAACATCTGCGGCTGGTGTTCTTTCACAGAACCCTGCAGCTTATCAGCCAGTAATGGCTGTAGCTGATGACAACATTGATGTTGTTATTGCTGCTCTTTCAGGTGGTGCAGTTACCTCTGGTGAGTTCCGTGTATGGGCAGTTCTTATGGATTGCACCGACACAGGTGACATGGCTGCTAATGAAGTAGCTCGTGACGCACTTGCATAATAACTAAACACTGAGGGGCTGGGAAACTGGCCCCTCTAGGCTTATCTAAAGAGATTCTTATGGCTACTTTTATTAACCTGACAAATGAGCTACTACGTAGACTTAATGAAGTTCAGATCACAGAGTCTGAGTTTACTTCAGTTAAGAACGTACAAGCTCTTGCTAAAGATGCTATTAACTCAGCTACTAGGCAAATGTTACAGGATGCTCAAGAGTGGCCTTTTTTGTTGACAACAACAACACAAACACTTACAGCAGGAACAGGAACGTATGACTTTCCTGCAGATTATTCCAAAGCAGATTGGGATACATTTTATATTAGACAACTAACTTCTGAAAACAATACACCTAAAAAACTTAGACTTACAACATTTGATCAGTATATTAGTTACTATAAACCATTAGAAGATTTAGGTGGAGAATCATCTCGTAGTGATCCTGATTTAGTGTACATGACACTAGAAGAAAAGTTTGGTGTACATCCTGTACCTGATGCAGCATATGTAATTGAATATAGGTACTTTAAGTTTCCTGCAGATTTAACTGCATCTAGTGATGTATCTGTTGTACCCGATAGATTTAAACACGTTCTTATTGATGGTGCTATGATGTACATGATGTTGTTTAGATCTAATGAACAAAGTGCAGCTATGCACAGTCAAAAATTTGAACAGGGTATTGATATGATGAGAAGATTACTTCTTGACTATCCTGTTAATGTTATATCTACAATGATTAATAGACCTACAAGTAGAATTACAACAGATGGATTCTAACAATGTCTGACGCATTACAAACATATGTGTCTGTTATGGCTGGTGGACTTGTAACTAACGTTGATCCACTTACACAGTCAAACAACTTCTCAGGTAGTGCAGTACGTCTTGTAAACATGGAACCTTCACTTGAGGGTGGATACAGACGAATAAGTGGTTTTGAAAACTCTTATGGTACACTTCCCGGTACAGGTAAAGTATTAGGACTTTCTGTCAACGGTGATATTAATCAGGGTGTACTTGGGTGTAGAGCACCTTCTTCTGGTAGCAACTATCTGCATTGGTATAATCACTACTATGATGTACCATTAGGTACAGGAGAAGGTTCAGGTTTTACTGTTGGTGAAACTGTTACAGGTGTAGTTAGTTCTGGTGACAGTACTGCAGTTGCAGCATCAGGTACAGTAATATCCAAAACTGCAGATGTTATTGTAGTAAACTTTGGTAGAATACCAGATAATATATTTGCTACAGGTAACGTACTTACAGGTGGTACATCTAGTGCAACAGGTACAGTATCAAGTACTCCTACTGTAATAGGTTGGACTGCAGTTACTACAGCAGGTAGCCCTACAATGACAGGGGTTGACGTAGTAAGGTTTGAACGTTATAATTGGACAGAAGAAATCTTACTACTAACTGATGGTGTTAATCCTGCAGCTAAGTATAACGGTACAACGTATACGCAGATTACACACGCAAATGCACCAACAGATCCTAAGTTTTCTAGTGCCTTTGCAAATCATCTTTGGTTAGCTGGTGATCCTGCAGAACCCTTTAACATATATTTTTCTGCTCCTAATGCAGATACAGACTTTGATCCAGCAAACGGTGCAGGTGTAATCAACATAGGCTTTACTGTAACTCAGTTAAAATCTTTTCGTAACCAACTTTATGTATTTGGTCAGAACCAGATCAAACGTATTATAGGTGATAACTATTCTAACTTTACAGTTGAAAACGTAACGAATGACTTGGGGTGTGTTGCACCTGATACTGTGGTAGAGTTTGGTGGTGATATTATCTTCTTAGGACCAGATGGTATTCGTCCTATTTCAGGTACATCACGTATTGGTGACGTTGAACTTGAAACTGTTTCTCGTGAGATTCAAAAGACATTTGAGAACTACACAGCTAACGAGGACGTAACTAAACTTAAAGCTCTTGTAATACGAAGAAAGTCACAGTTTAGGTTGTTCTTTGAAGCTAACACTTCTTTGTCACTACTGGCAGCTATACGTAAAGGCCCAACTGCACAGTCTACATTTGAATATAGTCAGCTTGTAGGTGTTGAAGCAACAGCAGTAGCTAGTGGTTACATAGGTCAGTTTGAGTTTGTATTACATGGAGACAGTACAGGCAAGGTACATAAACAAGAAGAAGGTGATTCATTTGCTGGCTCTGAAATATTCAGTGTGTACCAAACTCCGTATTACTTTATGGGTGATCCAGAAGTTCGTAAAGTATTTTATAAAGTTAAGACCTTTCTTAAAACTGAAGGTGAGGCTTTAATTAACGTAGGTATAGACTTTAACTTTGGTGACTCTGAAATAAACACACCAGAAAACTTTTCATTAACTACTGCAGGTGCAGCTTCTTTGTTTGATGCAGCATCTACAATCTACGATACAACAGACATATACGATGGCAACCCATCACCAACCAGAACAACGAATATAAGTGGATCAGGGGATTCTATTTCGGTATCTTACGTTACCAATAGTACAAGCCCAAGTCATACAATACAGGCCGTATCCATACTGTATGGCACAGGCGACAGGAGATAAAAATTTTTGGTGGTATTAAGAAAAGAAGCAAAAGAAAAAGGTTTTTTAAAATATTATACTGGTAAACCTTGTATACATGGTCATGTTTCTTATAGGCTTACATCTACAGGGTGTTGTTTAGAATGTGCAAAATTAAGAAAACCAGATGGACTACACAAAGAACGTGTAAAAAAATATAAACAAAAAAACAAACAGAAAATAAAAGAATACCAAAGAGCTTATCAAAAAAGACCAGAAGTAAAAGCTAGAAGAGCAGCAACTCAAAAAAATAGAGAGTACTTAAAATATAGTTCTTGTAATATAGTAAAAGAACTTAATCTAAAAAATGCCATGGATGATATTTATTTAGAGTGCAGAAAAATAACAGAGGATACAGGTGTGATACATCACGTAGATCATATAATACCTTTAAAAGGTGTAAATGTGTGCGGTTTGCATGTTCCGTGGAATCTTCAGATAATTACAAGGAAAGAAAATCTTTGTAAATCAAATAGGTATGAGGAAATGTAATTATGGCAGGGTATACCCGACAATCTTCAGCAGACATTGTGGCAACAGCCGTTGTACGAGCTAACCCGTTAAACCTAGAGTTTGACCAAGTACTTGCTGCGTTTAATGCTTCAACTGGACACAAGCACGATGGTACTGCAGCAGAGGGCGCATACGTACCACTTATTGCTGATTCAGATGCACTTAATAAAGTAGTTATAGATACATCAAATAATCGTGTTGGTGTATTTGTAGAGGTATCTGCTGCAGCCGTAGAGCAAGTTAGATTCCAAGATGGTCTTATCACTCCTGTCACAGATAACGATATTGATCTTGGTACATCTAGCCTAGAGTTTAAAGACTTGTACCTAGATGGTACTGCCACCATTGACACATTGCAAGTTGATGAGAATGCTACGATTACAGGCAACCTTACAGTAAATGGTAATGCTACTCTTGGTAATGCTGCTACTGACACTGTAACCTTTACTGCTGATATTGCTTCTGCACTTCTTCCTTCTGCTGACGATACATACGACTTAGGTGCTACAGGCTCTGAGTGGCGTAATCTTTACATTGATGGTATTGCTAACATTGATAGTCTTGTAGCTGACACTGCAGACATTAACGGTGGTACAATTGATGCTGCTACCATTGGTGGAACAACTGCTGCTGCTGGTACGTTTACAACCCTTACAGCTACAGGTACATCTACACTTACTACTGTTGATATTAACGGCGGTGCTATAGATAACACGGTAATTGGTGGTACTACTGCAGCAGCCATTACAGGTACAACCATTACAGGTACATCTCTTGTAGGTCCACTTACAGGAAACGTGACAGGCAACGTAACAGGAAATCTCACAGGTAACGTTACGGGCAATGTCACTGGTAATGTTACAGGAGACTTAACGGGTGACGTTACAGGTAATCTTGTAGGTACAACTTCAACAGCTAAAAACCTTAACCCTGCATCTGACAGCCTGTATGACTTAGGTACTACTTCTGTTCGTTGGGCAAACATCTACGGTGATGCCGCTAACATTACTGCAATTACAGGTGCTTTGACAGGTAACGTCACTGGTAACGTAACAGGTAATGTTACTGGCAATGTTACGGGTAACGTGACGGGAGACTTGACAGGAGATGTCACAGGGGATGTAACTGGCAACCTAACGGGTAATGTCACAGGAAATGTTACAGGAAACGTAACTGGTAATGTGACGGGGGATCTGACAGGAGATGTTACGGGTAATGTCACAGGAAACCTTACAGGGAATGTAACTTCTACGGGTGCAAACTCTTTTGGTTCTATTACTGTATCAGGTGCAGCTACCTTTAATGGTAACACTACTATTGGTAATGCAGCTACAGACACTGTTACAATTACAGCAGACGTAGCCTCTAACCTTATACCAAGTGCAGACAGTACATATAGTTTAGGTGACAGTTCTAACTATTGGTCACACGGATACATTGACGCAATTACTACAACAGGTAACGTTATTGTAGGCGGTGACTTAACTGTAAATGGTACAACAACTACGATTAGCACAACTAACACTGTAGTTGCTGACTTGTTAATGGAACTAGGTAATGGTACTACAGGTACACCTTCTAATGATGCTGGTATTGTCATTGAACGTGGTACATCTGATAATGCCTTTATTGGTTGGGATGAAAGTGCAGATAAGTTTACTGTAGGTACAGGTACATTTACAGGTGCATCTACAGGTGATCTTACGATTACTACAGGTACACTTGTAGCTAACATTGAAGGTAATGTTACAGGTAATATAACAGGTAACGTTACTGGTGATCTAACAGGTAATGCAGATACTGCAACTGCACTACAAACTGCACGTACTATTGGGGGTGTTAGCTTTGACGGTACGGCTAATATAAACTTACCCGGTGTTAATACAACAGGTAATCAGGATACCTCTGGTAATGCTGCAACAGCTACAGCTTTAGAAACTGCACGTACAATTGCTGGTCAGTCTTTTGATGGTACAGCTAACATTAGTATTGCACCTACGGATCTTACAGGTGTAACTG